AATCATAGGCAAATGTTGCTGTAAATTCTTCAATAGCATCATTTGTATCCCATGACAAATCAATTGAGCTCAATTCGGTAGGAAACAAACCTTCAAATTTATATTCTGCAATTACGTCACCATCTCCAGTTTTTCCAAAATGGTCAACAAATGCATCTGATTTATATGCAGAAAGACTATTTGACGCAACTCCTTGAATATTAGTATTGTGAGAATTGATTGTAGCCATCCATAATTCTAAAGCGTTTCTTACATCAAAGTCTTCTCTGTTCAAAACTGTTACTGTCCAAGGTTCAAATGTTCTATTTCCGGCAACTCTTACCTGTCTACCAAAGTATGGAACGTCTATCTGAGCAATAGTTGCAGCTGGTATTTGAGCAGAACGAACTAGAAATGCTCCCTGATTTTCAATTCCACCTACAGTAGCTGGAAAATTTAGTCTTACTCTGAATAAATTAGGTCTAGCTCCACCGTCTGCAAAATTCCCTTTAAACTGTTCTATGCTGAATGCCATTTATTTTCTCCTGTTTTTAAATTATTTATATTAAACTGCACCAACAATTTCAGAAAAATCAACTCCAGTTCTAACTGCAACAAAATTTAGTTGGATAAAGTTGATGGATCTTGCAGGCTGAATAAAGATATCTCCGATAAACTCATTTCTATCTATCACAGCATTTGTGTTATTTGTTGAGTCACAAACAACTCTAAAATCGAAAATACCTCTTCTACCTTGAACATCTCTTAGGAATGGTTCAATCAATGAAGTAAATTGTGATCTAGTAAATTCATCATTAAATTCAAATAAAGTAAATTTAGCGGCTGTTGCAATAGACTTTTCTAGTACAATGAACAATCTTCTAACATTAATTCTACTGAATGCAGATGGTTTAGTTGTAAATGTTTTATCACCAAAGAGAACTGTTCCTTGTCCAGCAAAGTTTACTACAGGATTTATTCCTTTTATATAAAGAGCATCTCTGTGAGATTTCAACTGCGTTTGCATTGTTTTTACAACACCACGAATTGTACCACGATTAAAACCAGCTGGAGAAAACCATGCATCTCTTTCTAATTCACTTCTAACCATAACACCAGCAGTATCTGCATTAAATGGGACATATCTAAAAGTATCATTGTATTTATCAATAATATACTTATAGTTTGAGTCTGCAAATGCATAATTACTTCTGACTATTCCATCAAGGAATGTAATGGTATTTGAAGTACCTGTAGCATCTGCATCTGCCTGAACATCAACTTGTCTTGGAGAAATGCAAGCAATCGCATCTTTTCTAGATTCTGCTAAACTAACTAAGTGTCCAACCGCTCCCTGTGCTGTTGACATACTTGGTGCAATATCTGCAATATCACCTTGTAAAATAAATCCTAAATCAACTGTTTCTGCATCTGCAAATAAATCATATCCAGTTATATAGTTTGCAACAGTTGGTACAATACCGACTCTACCACCATCAAAAGGTCTTCTGATGAAGGTTTCTACTCCATCTGCACTACCTGAGTTACTTAACTTAGAAAAAGAAACTTTAGTATTTGAACCAGTGGTTATTAAATTTCCACCCCAATCAACACCAGTTGGATGATTTAATATATACACATATTGTGACCTAGTATTAATTTCTTTCACATAGTAAATATCTGCACCAGTACTTGATTTACCATTTCCAGCTTTTGACATATCAGTTAGTACTTCTACGACTGATTCTGGATTTCCTTCAGATGTCATTGTTACAACAAGTGCAATACCTTGACTCAAAGTTTCACCAATACCATTCACTAAAGCAGGATTTGTTGCATCTCCATCTACCGTTTTATCGTCAGCTCTTGGTGCTTCGCCAAGGAAACTTGCAAGATTTGGATAATTAGTTTCAAAGTTTGCATATGAACTTTCATCAACAAGATAAACTTTCATACTATTACCATGTGAGCCTGGAGTTTTCGCAACAAATTCATGTCCATTTGCAGCTGCAACACCAAAACCAAATGATGTATCAAAATGTGTTTGGTTTTTAACTAACAATGAGGCATCTGTATATGAAAAATTATTCGCAGCAGCATTTTTAATAGTTGCAACAATTGCAGCCGAGTTAGCAGGAGCAGAAACAAATTCTATTCTAGAACCGTTATCCAATAAATTATAATTTATTCCAGCAGTTTGACTTGCACCAGCAACTGTTACTTCCAATGTTTGTCCACCAGTAGTGTTAACAACTGGAGATAATGGAAAAGATCTCTTAGCTGGAACAACAACTGTCACCGTTTCCCCTGTCAATGGAGCGTTTGTTGTAAAATTAAGTGCAGTACTATTTGCAGAAACTGTAAAGTCTGAAGATGCATATGCACCGTCAACACTATTGGTTGCTGTTACAGTTCCATTATTTACTGCATATGCGCCAGGTGCTGCACTCATTGTAAATGCAGTTCTTAGACCAACATTAATGACTACTTTATCATTTTCATCTGCATATAAAAGAATACTCGTATCAGTTGGAGCAGTCGCATTTTCATGTACTGCCGCAGATGCTGAACTTGGCATATACCAAACTTTATATAATGCATGGTCTGTCGCAGTTCCAGATGTTGCAAGAGTAATGTCTGCACCGGCAGTATTAGTAGAATACGTATATGTAGAGGAAAGTTTGATTGTAGCACCAGATACAGAATGCACATAGTACAATGTATCTGCTGTCAATCCTAATGTTTCAGCAGTTGTCTCTTTATATATTACAACATCACCATTAACTAAATTGTGGTTTGCATTTGTTAATGTGATAACGTTGCCTGCAATTGCAGAAGCGTCAAATGCACTACCATATTTGTTAAACCAGTGTCCATGAGAAACACCAGAACCAGAATATGTTCCAGAGTCAGCAGTGTTTGCGTCTGTCTCTCTTGTGTATAATGGAAAAAAGAACCCACCATTTGCATAGGTAGTTCCCATTGTTGAATGACCTTTATTTGCAACCGCATGAACATACCATGGCCCTGATGTCACAGTATCATGTGCAATTTTATCTGCAAGAGTAATTTTTGCAAGTCCACCAGCTGCCGCTGATGAAGTTCCAATAGAATATCTACTACTTGGGAGAAGTCCACCACTAGATTCTGATGCTCCCCTGATAGATATAGTAACATCTGCTGCGGTTAAATCTCTAAGATTAGTATCATCTGCTGCAGCTGAACCATTTGCAGTAACAATAGTTGTACCATCTACTGCTAGTCTTGGAAGTAAAAATTCGTTATTGATACCCGCTGCCAAATCAAAACTCTGAACTTCTCCAGAGATTGCAACATCGAATGTTTGTGCAGAGGAACCATATAGAGTTGATGACACATCTGCTGTACCAGTAAAGTTTTGTGTTCCAGCAACAGCTGAAGTTACTGTAACTTTACCAGAGATTGCATTTCTTGCTTGATTTGTTGCACTTGCATCACCATCGTTTACAACTCTTACAACTTTTAAAGAGTTTGCATACGCTAGAAAATTTGCAGCTGTGAACCAAGACTTATAATTTGCGTCATTTGGTGATCCAAAAACACTTTTTAGCTCTTCTTCACTAGAAATTTCAACAATTTCTCCAACTGGGCCTTTCTCAAACTGGCCTGCCATAGCACCAATATTGGTAACTAATGCTGGCACACTGGTGCTCATATCGACTTCAGCTATGTTAACGCCAGGACTTACTTGGAATGCCATTTTTTATCTCCTTTGATTAATTTATAGTTTGTATTTTCTATTTATTTATAAAAATTTTGAACTCACCAAAAACTAGTTCTGGTTGACTCCTCTTCATCTGAGTGCCACACATCTCCATTGTTATCTACAAAAGATTCATTTTGAATTCCTGATGTAATAAATCCAAACGGTAACATATTTTCTTCTAAATGTCTTAACCTCTCTTCATATAATTCTTTTCTAGTATCTACATCACATAAATCTCTAAAAAAAGTATCTGTAGTCATCCAAGAAAATAAAATCAATGTATCAACTAAATCATCGTTTTTTCCTTTCTCGGCCTCATATTTATGACCTTTAGAAACAAAAGATGTTAATTCATTTAATGTATCAAAATCATTGATAATTAATTTATCTTCTTCTATTAAACTTTTCATGTTCATACAACCTACTTTTTTCGTAGCTTTAGTTGTTCTAATGCCTAATGTAGTAGATTTTCCTGAAAATCCAGAACTTATACTTTGTCCTTTCCTTGTATCACTATTAATACTTATCATATTTTCATATTCCATTTCATGATATAAAATATCACTTACTTGTTGTCCAACATCATTTATTTCTACTAAAATATATGCGTCATTATATTTTTTACAGACTGTATGTATTATTGTCGGAAAAACCATAGGTGGTATTGTATTTGACCTGTATACAGCAACTTGTTTATATGGCATCTCTGTACAATCAAATACAGAAAATGCTGAATAATCATTTCCTCTTCCTCTAGAAACATCTATAGTCATAAAATATACGTTTTTTTCTTTTGGAGAATTATATATTCTTAAATCTCCATTTTCAGATATTCTTTTAGGATTTAAATATACCATAGATTTTAATTTACCAACATGTATCAAAGTATTTGTACTTCCCAAAAATTCAGTTTCAAATTCTTGTCTAAATTGTTCTTCAGAAGTATTTTTTATGGTAGCAGCTTTCCATTTATCATCTCTGCCTGGAACTTCACTCCAATGAACCGATATCGCATTATATGAATTTCTATTCTCTTCAGAATCTACCCAAAGTTTATGAAAGTGATTCATTCCTTGTGGTGTAGATACAATTATAACTTTCGTAGACTCACCAGATGAAATTGTAGGATATACAGAACTGAAAAATTCCTCTGCAATCTCATTTGGAACAA